CTATGTAATAAAATATTAGCCTGTTGCTAACGTTCTAATTGTTCTACCAATCGCTGTACCAATACCATTTGGTTGTCCTGCACCATTTGTTTGGATAGCGTTATCATACTGTATTGACATTGTGATGTCAACTGGATTTGAATCACTGTATGTTAACTGATTGTAGTTGATGTCTTGTACAAAACAACCAACCAATTCAAACGTTTCAAGCACTCCTGGTGCATTTGCACCGTTACCACCATCTAGGATTTCGATTCTAGTTTTGAATTTGTAATCAATTCCAGATGCCGCACTTGATTGTTCAAAGAAGTCGAACTGTTTCTGTAACTGTTGACCCGCTGATTTGCTCACAGCATTGTTTACGTCATCACGTACTGTGATTGTAATCGGTTGCCATGTGTGCTTACCAGCATAGTAAACTTTTGAGTTGTACACATCTAGTGCAATTGACTCAAAGTTTACGTTTGGTCTCGTTACATCGATAATTTGTTTTGTTAGTTCAATGTTAGGAGCACCAGCACCAAAATTTTCTAAAGTAACACGGAAGCGATACTTTAGTTTCGGCATCAACAAGCCTTGTGAACTTGCTGACTGGTCACTCGCCAACGGAACTGTAAATTTGCTTAAACTTGAAATAGCCATCTAATTTGCTCCTTGTATATAGTTATTTATCACCATTATGAATTGCCCAAAGTTGCAATTTCACCTGTGTTCTTTAAACGTAATGGAATGTAAATAAATTCCACTGCTTTTACTGGCTCAATCGCTACATCTACGTATAGTTCGTTTCGATCAATTCTTGAAGGTGTATTGTTTGTCTCATCACACACAACTAAGAAGTCATACAATGCTCTCTGACCTACAAGTTCAAGTAATAAACTCTCAGTTGCTTGTTTGATTTCATCACGTGTGATTTTATCATTTGGTTCAAACATAAATGGTTTAGCAAGCAATGTCATTTGACGTCTTAAGTATGCAACTAATCTTGCAACGTTAATTCTGTCTAATGAACTAGCATTTCTTGCTCTAGTATATTGACCAAAGTTAACAAGTCCACTTCCTGTGATAAATGTTAATGGGTTAATTTTAACACCAGCCATCGTGTCTCTGATGCCATCGTTTAATGCAATAGCATTAAATTCGCCTTCGCTGTCAATGTACCCAACACTTGATGCATTAGTAATTCCACCACGTCTTGTACCTGCCGGTGCAAACCATGGGAACGATACCGCATCACTTATTGCAATAGTTCTCAACATCATGTGACTTGGTGGAACAACAATATTGTTTCCGCTTACGTCAGTTGTTAATCCTGATGGATAAAACATTGCCATGTATTCGTCATAACTTACAGCACCTTCTTCACCGTCTCCTGAAGCACTTGCTGTGTTATTGCCCCAATTTTGTAAAGCAGTTGCAGTTGGCTGTAATCTAAATGGAGTATCAGCAACAACAAATCCTGTTAAGCCTCTATCAACGTTTAGATTAATTAAATTGTTTGTTAGTTCTGGATATCCAGGAGCACTTAACAATGTAAAGTTACGTGTTTCTTCATCACGTAATAAATCATTAGTGTCTACTGCACTTTGTAGGGCCGCAACAACTGTTTGACGCTGTGCCTTTCTACCAAATAATCCTGAACCATCTTCTTTAGTTGTGTTCCAACCAATCCAACGGTTAGTTTTGTAACTTGCCATTGACTCATTAAGGTAACGTGTGTTTTTACCACTGTTAGCAGTAATGTCAATGTGTCCTGCTACAAATTTCTTAACGTTAAATCCTGAACGTCTTGTATTCCATAGCAACATACCTCTTGGATATAATGCTGGATCTGGAGCATCTGGATCAACATAGTTTGAACTTAGCAAGTCTTTAATAGTTGCCGCTGTATCACCTGTTGCGCCTGAAGCACCATAACGTGCATCTGCAAATAAGATACCGTCTTCAGTTGTTTGATCTGTAACATCAATTGCAACCCATTCAGTTGCGTTGTTGTCCCAACGATAAATTTTTGCACCGTACTCATCAACGTTAGCAGTTGAAACCCAAATGTCACCTTCTACTAGATCAGTACCATCTGATTGTCCGCCTGTCTTCGCTGGAGCAGTTGCTGAAACAATTGGACCTGCAGGATCGGTTGCACCTGCTGTTGGACCATAGTTTAAGTAACCTACCCACTTAGAACCATCGTGTACCATAATGTCGACAGCATCTAAAGTTGTGTCGTACCATAATGTACCATCTACTGGTACTGCTGTAGGAGCATTATCGCTTGCTTCATAAACAAGTGGTTTCCAGTTTGAAATTACAATACCGTGATCATTGTCAGAACCTGCGGCATAGTAGTTTTGTGTTCCTGATTCTACGCCAGCGTTTGATCTTGACCAAGTTGTAAATCCTGCTGTTGCTAAAATTCCGTTAGCATCTGTAATTTTAATTTCACCACCAAGTGCATGACTAATAGTTAAGTAACCATTTGATACGCTTGCTGAGATGTTAGTAAACCCTGCCGCTGAAATTGCACTTGCAATATCTTCAACAGTTGTTCCACTTACAGTAACAGTTTTTGCAGTTGAGAATACACTCGAACCTGCTACTGTTTCTGCAATAGACATTGTGTTATAACCTGGGTTTGCTGTTACAGTTGGGTTAGCACCCTGTTCTGTACCAGTAACAGTAGTTGGTGAACTTGTAACTCTTCTGTATAATTTAAAGTTAACAAGTTTCTCAACTCCAGTTGTTGAATCGTTTGTTGTTGATCTACCAGTGTAGTTTGCATTAGCAAATACAGTACCTGCTGGAATTAATGTTCCGCCAGTTGAATCAATTTCTTTTACTGCTTCTTCTCTAGTGCCGTAGATTGGTGAACTAACTGTTGACCAAACGCCTAAACTGTTGTTCCATACTTGAAGTTTTAGATTAGCACCGAGGTTTGGTGTAGTTGTTTTGAACCAAACACTACCACTTGGTCTAATGCCACTTCTTGCTGTTCCTGCAACTGTAACTGTGTCAGTTGATTTCCAAGTTGGAACACTTGAGTGTCTTGAAATTTGTGTTGCTGGTGAAGGATAATAAGTTGCAGTAATACCTGCATCTGCTTTAAGTGTTCCGCCACCTAAATCTTCAATAATAATAGCACCGTCGTCTGTAGTGCCATCTGAACTTGAAGTTCCGTCAGTGTAAATTTCTAGCACACCTGTTGATGTAACTTTTGCACCAACACCAGTGATTGCCGCACCGTTAATTGCTTGTGCTAACGCACTGTTTGTTGTGCCTGAAAGTGTAACACTTGTTCCGTTGATTATTAAACCTTGTCCATTGTTTAAAGTTGGATTAGATACTGTACCAACGATTGCTGGCCAACTTGAACTCCAACTATCTGAAGTAAATGTTGATTGTGAACCAGTTGCCGCCGCAATGTTTGAACTTGTAGTTGAACCTACTTTAACCCATTGGTTGTCAGCATTTTTGTAATAAGCATCATTTGAAGTTCTAGCAGTTACAACAGCGTAATCACCTTTTGCACCTACGCTTGCTTTTGGATCACCACTAGCAACATCACCAACAAGTTGAGTAACCGAGTTAAGAACTAAAGGAACCTTGTTAGTAAATTTTTGTGTTGTTCTGTTCCATTCAAAAATACCAAATAATGAATCATTTGAATCTAACCAATAAGTGCCGTCTGCGGGTGAACCTGCAGGTGCACTTGAATTGCCTACTAGTTCTCCTAGATCGGCATCTGCTCTAACAACGTATGCTCTGTTAGCAACGCCTAAAAATGAATAAGCAGATTGTAATCCGTATTCATTAAGTTCGTTACCATGCAATGGGTTATTAGATGAATCTGTGTAGAACGTTGGTGTACCAAACGTTTCTGTTAATTCTCTTTGTGATGTAATAAGGTAAGGTGTACCAGCATTCGCTTGAAGCGTTCCTTGTGCTGTTCCTGTACCTGCGCCATTTGGCTTGTTAGCGGCAGTCGCTACAATAATTAGTGGAACTGTAGATGCCGCGGCTGGCGTATAAAAACTTTCGTCAATTACGCTAACTTCTACTCCTGGTGATGTAAGTGCCATCTTGTTTCTCCTAATAACA